GTGATCGGCGTGCCGGCGGTGCTGATCGTGGCAGGGAGCGATGGCGCCGAGGTAGCGATCACCGTGATCGACGACACGCGGCCCAACGTGCTGCCGATCGCAGCCGGGGGCGGCACGCCGGCGGAGGTGCGCAGCGTCGGCCCTGGCGCTTTTGCCCGCATTCCCGAGCTCGCCGAAAAGGGCATAGCGCGCACCAACTATGCCGATGCGGTGCTGGCCTTCAACGGCCGGACCTGGATCGTTCGTTCGTGGGAACTGCGTGGCAGCCCGAATGGCGAGGACATGGGCGAGGTTAGATTCGCATTGAAAGCCAACTCCGTTGGTTGACGTTCGCGAGGACATCTTGGCCCGGCTGCTCGTGGTGGTCGCGAGCATTCCGAATATTAAATTTGCCCAGCGCAACAATATTGAGATCCCGGAAGACCAATTGCCGGCGGCGCTGGTGTTCGACGGCGACGAGGAAACCAACGACGCGTCCGACTTGTCGATGCGGCCCGCCAACCGGCCGACCATGGTTCGCATGCACCCAGAAATCGTCATCGCACAGCAGGCCGACGAGGTTGGTTCCGATCTGACCACCTTGCGGCGGGAGCTGATCAAGCGGGTGATGACCGACACCGTGCTCAACGAGCAGATCGTCAAGACCGGACGGAATGGCAACGGCGCAATTCGCTATCTCGGCTGCCGGACCGACCTCGGCTTGGGCCGCTCGCTACAAGGGGCGCTGCTCGCTGAGTTCATGTTCAAGTACGCACTCAAAATAGAGGATCTATGAGCCATGCCATCGACGTCACCGAACGTTCAGAACTATCACATTGGCAAAGGCATCGTCAGTTTCAAGGAAACCGGCGGCGCCGCCTATGTCGACCTCGGCAACGCACCTAAGTTCATCTACACGCCGGCGGTCACCAAAAAGGAACACTTCTCGTCGCGTGAAGGCATCAAAACGAAAGATTTTACCGCCATCACGCAGATCGGCGCGACGATAAAAGTTACGCTCGACGAGATCACCGGGGAAAACCTCGCCATGTTCGCGCTCGCTACGATGGACACCACGACGCCGGACATCGTCACCTTGTCGGGCCTGTCGAAGGCCGAGTTCATCGGCGACATCAAGGTGGTCGGCACCAACGACATCGGCCAGCAGGTCGACTTCGACGCCACTGTCTCGTTCATCCCGTCCGGGGATTTCAGCTTTATCACCGACGCCGACGACTTCACGGTGATCGAACTCGAGGCCGAGGTGATGAAGGGCGCGGCCGGCGACTTCGGCGTCTGGACCATCCGCGACGGCGTACCGCCTACGGGACCGTGAGGGAGATCGGCATGGCAGATTTATTGGACATCGCACCGTCGACCGCGGTCGAGGTGGTCAAGATCGACGGCAACAGGATCATCGTGCGCGGCCTGCATGGTGATGCCATCGCGGCGATCGTGGCGCGCTTTCCCGAACTCGCCACACTGCTCGGCGGCATGGGTAGTGATATCGGGGCGCGGCTGATCGAGCGGTTCGGCAATGCCATCGGCCCAATCATCGCGGCCGGCTGCGGGCATCCCGGCGAGGAAAAATACGAGCAGCACGCCGCCACGCTGCTGGTGGAATATCAGTTGAGATTATTGAAAGCTATTATCGGGTTGACATTCCCAAACGGAATAGCCGCCTTCGTCGAGACGCTGACGAGCGTCCTCGGCGCAACGGACGAGGCGGCAAAGACAGTCAAGGTCCGCTTACGGAAATCGCCATCGCCATCACAGCCCTTATCCGGCGCGGCTTCCCGCCCGCCTTTGCAATGACGCTGACGCCGCGGCAGATCGCGGCCTATCTCGAATTCAGCGATCAGCTAGATCGCATCGAGCACGCCGACGCGCTGACAATCGCCGCGCTTGGTGCGCAGGGCGAGGGCCAGGATATCAAGAAGACGATCAAGGAATGGGGCGGGTGACTGAAAATGCCCGCTAAATTCAAGGTCAAGGTGGCCTCGCCCGCCTGGATCAAGATGATCCGCGAAAAGGAACGGCCGGTGGCCACGGCTGCGGTTGCTGCATTGCGCGAAACCGCATCGGAGGCGGTTGACGAGGGACGCAAAGACATCGCAGCCGCGGGGCCGGGATTTAGACATGCTCAATGGGTCTCGGGTTTGCGCTTTCGAATGCTGGGGGCGACCAAGGGTGGCGAGCCATCGCTGGACGCCAAGGCCACTATTTCGCATCGGTACGGCATCGCCGGCGTGTTTGAGTTTGGCGCGACCATCCACGGCAAGCCGCTGCTGTGGATACCGACCAAAGCCGGCGCTCCGGCGCCCAGCAAGTCAGGGAAAAAACTGGTGTCGGCCACCGTTGGCGGCAAGCCGATGTTGTTCGATGCCAGTGACCACGACCCTCATCGCAAGCCACTCTACATAGGGGTTCATTCGGTCACCATCCCGAAGAAATTTCACGTTATCGAAATCGTCAAGCAACACGCCGCGCAAATCGAGCAGGCGTTCATCAAGAACTTCAAGGACGACATCTAGGACGCCATGCCCAAACTGTCGGTGGAAATTCAACTCGATGGCGCGAAGGAAATAGAGCAGCAACTTGCTGGGATCAGCAAGGCCGGCCAGCAGTGCTTTGCCGATATCAGCAAGGCGGCCGAGCAGGCCGGCGGCTTTGCCAAGCTCGATCCGGCGGTGATCGAGCAAAAATTCAAGCAGCTCGGCGTCGTCGTACCGGCTGAAATGGCCAAGATCAAAGCAGCCCTGCAATCCTCTGCAACTTTGGAAGCCACCGTCCTCGGCGTTGCAAATTTGGAGAGAGGCTTCAAGAACACCACCATTGCGGCAACGTCGGCGACGGGTGCATTAGGCCTGACCAGGGGCGAAGTTGGCGCCCTGGGCAAGGCTCTGCGCGCAGTCGATCTAGGCGGTTTCGGCCGGGAACTTGCCCTGGCGAGCCGCGTCGGCGGTGCTTTTGGCCCGGTGGCAATAGGCATTACTGCGGTCGCCGTCGCCATTGTGGGCGGGGCTGCCGCTTTGATCAAGTTTGCTACAGAAGCAAGCGCGACCGAAAAATCTCTCACTCAATTACAGAAGGTTAGTGGCGTATCGTTTAAAAACCTATCGTCTTTGCAACAAGTGTTTGAAGGCGGTGGAACATCGGTAGCCAAATTTGCGGAAGAATTTGGCAATCTATCGGAGAAGATCGCGGCGTCTGGACAACAGAAGGCGATGCGCGATGCCGGCAAGGCTACGGTGGACTGGGCCAATGATATCGATCAAGTAACGTATAAATTTCGGCTCCTCGCCGATGGCGCTACCGAACCGTTTTCGCCGCTGACCACCTTGGACACCAAGGTCAAGGCACTGCTGGAGACGCTTTCCAAGGTGGATGCAGCGGATCAATGGTCAAGGCTTGCCGACATCTTCAAAAATCTCGATAGCGAACTGGAGCGAGTACAGCTCGGCAAGGCGCTCGGTCTATCGCCAGAAACGATAGCGACATTGAGCCAAGGCAGCCGGGTGCTCAGTCAATTGCAGACGCAGGCCGGACAACTTGGCTTGACGCTTACGAGCAGCAACCAGGCGGCACTGCAGCAAATGTCGCAGCAGTGGAATCAGTTTTCTGGCCTGTTGTCCGCATTCTTTCAAAAGATAGGCGCGTTGGCAGCGCCGGCCTTCGGCCAGATGTTGGGCATTTTTACCCAGGTGATGCAGCAGATTGTTTCTGATTTCCAGAACCTGCCGCTCGACCAAGCAATCGGCAATCTCGGCCAACGGCTCGGCCCGGCTTTCGACGCGATCGGCAACATTTTAGGGCCGATCATAATCTCAATAGGGACTTCGCTAGGGGAAGCTCTCGGGAGGGCTTTTGTAAGATCAGTACAGGCCTCTATAAGCGAGGGGCTTGCTAATATGGCAAATAAATGGGGCTTCGGCGGCGGCTCGTCACCGAGCAGCGGCAGCGGTGGCGGTGGCGGTGGCGGCTTTGCGGGTGGTGGGCTACTCGGCGGGCGCGGCAGCGGCACCTCGGACTCAAATCTCGCCTGGGTCTCGCGCGGCGAGTATATCGTGCCGGCGCGGGCAGTGGCGCAGCCGGGCGTGCTGGCGTTCCTCGAAGCACTGCGGCTCGGCATGGGCCATTTTGCGCTCGGCGGCATGGTGCGCGGGCCGCTCGGCCTGCCGTCATTTGCCGGCGGCGGCATGAACAACGTCACCATCGCATTTCCGGGCCTACCCGAGATCGCCGGCCTGCGCGCCTCGTCCGGCGTGGTCGATGAATTGCACAGAGCCGCGGCCATGGCGCAGGTGCGCTCGGGCGGGCGCAAGCCGAGCCGGTTTTCCTAATGCCCGCTTATACCTTGCTGGCGATCGACGGCATCGATTTCAGCCAATACGCGGTGCGCGGCATCACCATGACGCTGGCGCCGATCGACCAGGCAAAAAACTTGGCGCGCGATTGCCGCGGCGCCCTGGTGGACATCTCGGTCGCACAATTCCGGCAATACAAGGTAACGATCACCTGTACGGATCACGAGGTGCCGGAGCTCACCGGCGTCTGGCCTGGGATGGACATCACCATCACCTGCATTCCCGGTCTCGGCGCCGCCAATATGACCGGCGATGTGCTGACCATTCTTGCCAAGGTAACGTCCTGGAATACGTCGCGCGATGAGTGGGCGGCTGAAGTGGCGTGGCAGCTCGAAGCGGAGCAACGAGCCTGATGTCGGCGGGAACGCCCTATTTTGCCTGGATAGATCCCGGCGAGACGGTGTTCGGCCCCGAACATCTGCGCTGGGACGAAGATATATTTTCGTTCGACTTGAGGCAGGCCGAGGGCGATCCGGCGAGCCTGACCATCGTCGTGCGTCGGCCGCGCAACGACGCCGGCGCTGCGATCGGATTGCTCGGTCCTGGGCGCAGGATATGGGCTTGGTTCGCGCTCGACTGCGGGCCTGACCTGATCAGATTCCGCGGTCGGCTCGTCGGTGTTCCGACCAGTATATTCGAAGAGCTGGTGACGCTTGAATTCGTCGCGCGGCCGATCGATCTGGTGGCCCAAAAGACAGCGCTCGCAGATTCATTGCGCGTGCTGCCGTATTACGACGAGGTGGTGATCGATCCGACGCGGCGCACCGATCCCGAAGTCGTGCTCGAGGGTTACAGCAAGCTTTGGCATTACGATCGAGAGACCCACGTCCTGACCGTGTCGGACGAGATCATCGGCGAAGACGGACTCGTCGAGTTCGATGGCGAGGTGCTCTATGACGGCCTTGGCCTAACGCTCACCAGCGGGCCGCTGGCACGCGTCGATGTCAGCGCCGAATACACCTGGACACAATCGGCGCAAGGAGGCGTCGATCTGACCAACTACCTGATCGACAATTGGCCGGACCGGTATAAACGCTATATCACGTCATACACCTTGACGGCCGATAACTGGCCGAAGGCGGGGGCCAGCATAGGCGATGGTTGGGTCGTCGCCGACGCAACCGCCAGCACGCCGTATAGCACCGAGGTGAAAAGCGTTACCGTGGGCAGCAACTTGACGGTGACGTTCCCCGATACTTCCTGGTTCGGCCCTTCGAGCCATACCACTGTGTTTAGCGAAACGACAAGCTATGTGGATGCGCCGATCGGGTTGGGTTTTCCCGAACTGGTGACCAACGATACTATCAACGTCCAGAAAAACTCGAACAGCCGCAGCTATTCGGCCACAGCTGCCTTTTTGCCGTTGAACTACACCACAGTCACGCTCTCGGCAGCATACACGGCGAACCGGCAATGCACCGAGATCGTGTCGCTCTCGCTCTATGCCGATGTGCAGCACGTCTTGACCGATCCAGATGATGGCGAGGCGCTGCTGATCAATGACATCAAATCGGTAAACCTGAGCGAAATGACTGATACCGGTGTGCCGATCGGCGATCCACGGCGCCGGTCTTATATCGCGACCGCGCGCGGCAATCAAAGCGTCGAGCATCTTATCGCGTTGGCCCGGGCGCATCTGTTGCAACGAGCGCGGGTCGTGGAAATCGCTTTTGTCCCTAGACTGTCGCGCATGCCGGAAATCACGCTGCGCAAGAACGCCTTTCTGGTCGAATCGCGTGTCGGCGAGGCGCTCGGCAAGATCATCGGATATTCGCTGGCATTGGACGGTTCGGACGGTCGGATCAAATGCGAGGTTCGCATCGGCTGCGCGATCGGTCATGGCGGCTCGGCCATCGCGTTCGGCGGCACGCCGACTTATTGCAGCGTCGACTATACCGGTACCGAGTATCAGCAGTTCGTCGGCCGAACGGTCCTTTTCGATTCCTCGGTTGGCTATCAGCCGCCGAATGCAAATCCGAACGACGACGGAATCGAGTTCCTCTCCACTCTCAGGGCGCAGGATGTAATCCAGAACGGGCTCATCGTCGACAATCCGGCCTCGGTGCAGGCGCCTATTTTGCTTCGCGCCGGAGAATTTGGCTCGGTACCGATCAGCGGCGCAGACCTTGAACAGATGAAGACGATTCCTGTCGCGCGGTCCACGGCCGTCAATAACGCAATGAAAGATTGCGAAACCCGCGCGACCTTCAAGCTCAAAAGCATGTCGCGGCAGTTTTCAAGCAACTACCAAGTGCAAGTCACCGATCTGTATATTCCGACCGGCTATAACCTGGAGGTGATATAATGAATGGCTTCGAGGTTATCGTCCGGCCAGTCGTGTTTCCCAACATTCGGCCATCCGCTGCGAGAGCGCTGGTGCCGGAGGCTAATCCCGATTCGGGCATCGCTGTTCTCAATGGATTGGGTGGCAAGCTACTCGATCTTCCGCGCAGTTGGAGTGTCAGCGTTTCACACAGAGGCGCGCAGCAGGAAACCAGACGGCAGTACGACAAACAAAAGGTCTATCAGAAGAAAGACGATGGCACCATCAATAGGGACAACTTCGTCGAGCTCGAACGCTTGACCAAAGTCAGGTTTGATGGTGGAGACGACCAAGGCGCGATAAAGGTGATTTACCATCAACCGCCGGGTGCCGACAATGTCGAGACGACGGCAACAAACCTGACCCGATGACGATCGTCTTCGTAACCAGCGGCGCCTGGGGTGCCGGCACCGGCACGCCGAACAGCGCGGCCCAGGTCGACGGCAACTTTTACGATGTCGACCAGCGCATCGTCGGCTTGAATTCGGCGCTCGCCGAAGGCAAGCGCATCGATTCCGTCACCTATACACCCAACAGCATGACGTTCCACTTCACCGATGGAACGTCGCAAGTCATTCCGCTACCGGTCGCCGTCGTCACATATATGGGGCAGTGGACCAACGGCACGCCTTATACGGTTAGCCACATGGTCTCGGTTCGTGCCCTCGGCATGTACCAGGTGCTCATCAATCACACGACGCCGCCATTGCCGGCGGCTTTCGATCCAAATGCGACCGACGGCAGCGGGCATCCGCTCTATTCGTTCTGGATGCCGCTCTACGATGTGAATTACGACGCGGCGATCTTCGTGCCTGGAAGCGTTCAGCGCACCGCGGGCGAGGCGCTGTTCCAGGCCGTTGCCGGCCGGACCATGCAGCTGGTGAGCGGTGATGCACATGCCTACGCCTATCTGGATGTCGGCATCGGCGCCGGCACCGACATCATTATCTCGATCCAGAAGAACCGGGCCGAGATCGGCACCATCACGTTTGCGGCTGGCGGCACGCTCGATGCCGGCGGCGGTCAAGGCGGAACCTTCAATATCCCGGCTACCGTGGACCTTGCCGAAGGCGACAGTTATGCGCTGCGGGTGACGGCTTCCAACAACGCGGGAGCTAGCGGCCTGTCTGTGACGCTGCCATTCCTGCGCACGGACATCTAATGCCCTACTCCCAGGATGTGCTGACAAATATCTTCAATGTGCAATGGGGCGCCGGCGACGTGATTGTCGTATTCATGGAGATTTCGCCTTTTGATCCTCAATTGGATTTTGATCTGAAATTGCCGGGTTCGGATGCCAAAGCGACGTTTTTAAGTAGTTGGACGACCCCTACATACAGCACGGACCCAGCGCCGTTGAAGAATTCCGCCTACTCGGTATCGGCGAATGTCGGTGAATTTCTGGAGTCGATAGCGCCAGCACCGCCGGAAGGCCTGGATTTCAATGGTGCGCAGTTGGGTGTGTTCGTGTTTGCTGCTTTGGATACAGATCCGGCTGGCGGCTTGGCTCGCGCCACCGCCGGCACAAAACTAATAGCGCCACTTTTTATCGTGAATGCATTGAACGCTGATTTGACCTCCGAGATAGCACCACCGGGATTGCTTTGGGGTATCGAAACCGGCGTCATGGCTACGGAAGTCACCATGACATGGAAGATGCGATTTGGCGAGCATAGAGCCGCCGAGCCTCCACCACCTCCTCCTAATGGCATGGTGCAATGTTATCCGCTTGTTTCTTCGCACGCCGGATACCTTGGCGATATCGCGGTAACCTATTCCGGTTATTACTTGCTTGCATATCGGTTAGATGTGGACGGAACAGGCGATGTTTATTCCGAGTTCGCAAATCCGTCTGAATGGAATGTACCCGTAACGGACTCTTCCGACCCCGACGGGGGCAACGGCATCCCGTTTGGCGACCCGCCACCCCTGATTTCCGCCGATGTGAATTAGAATGCTCGTCTGTAACGTCAGCCAGTTGCGACGGCGGGCCGCAATCCTGGCCGATGTCGCCGAGGCCGCCGCGGCGCTGGACGCACCGGGCACCGGGAACGTCGTTTTCGCCACACTGGTCGACGACCCGGCCTCGGTGGGCGAGCACGTCGATGCATTTCTCGGCCAGATCATGGTCGAGGCGGCGAGCGCTGCCGCCACAGTCAATACGGGGCTGCTCTACGCGGTTGGGATCGTCGAGGCGGCGAGCGCGATTGACTCGGCTTTAGCTGGCCGACAAATGATCGCCGCGGTGGCGGAAACGATTGTCGCTAATTCCGTGCAAGATGCCGCGCTCATGGGCATAAGCGCGGCGGTGGTGGAGGCGGCGACCGCGGCCGATGCACCCGATGCTTCTGTAATTGCTGGCGTGCGCTTTGAAGGTGCGCTCGCGCTCGATGGGCCGATCATGCCTGCGACCCCGCAGCCGACCGTGATCTTTATCGAAGGTTGATAGATGGCCTATTACGATCTCGCCTGGTACTGCAACGCCGGTGATCAATCGACCACTGGGTACTATGCGGTCACGAAATGGGCGACAGGCGCGACGATCGCGGCCGGCGCCCTTCGTCGGCAGAATACGGCTCCTGCAGTCGGCAGCGAGCGCGTGTTTGTTTGTATCGTCGCTGGCACCACCAATGCTACGACCGAGCCGACCTGGGTTTTAACCCGTGGGGCGAAGACGACGGACAACACGGTCACTTGGCAGGAATGCACGGGCGCGTCTGCGGTCAACGGCGATCTGACCAACACACCGACATGGTCGCAAGCAAGGGCGATTAACACAGCCGTCACGCTCGGCGCAATCATCCAGCGCAACAACGGCGCGAGCTACTGGATATGCAGCACGGCGGGAAGCGTAGGCGCATCCGAGCCGGCTTGGGCGAACAACACTGCGGGTACGACACAGGCTGACAGCACTGTAACGTGGACATGCTTGGGCGTGGTGGGCAACTTCACCGGCGGACAAGCCCCGCACGCGCGGGTGCAGAACGCTTGCACCGCGACTTGGTGGGTTGCTGGTAACACGATCTACATTGGCGACAACCACGCCGAGTCGCAGGCAACGGCAATCACGATCACGCCTGCGCTTACTACTGCGACCATGAGCCGGATAATCTGCCATAACCATTCCGGCAGCTACCCGCCTACGTCTGTCGCGACCGGTGCGACAATCTCGACTACCGCGGCACTTAACCTAACTTTTAATCCGAACACAGGTGGCATTTATATTTACGGCATTACGTTTCAGGCGGGGGTGGGCTCATCCGGTGCTGCGCAGATTCTTTTGACGCCAGCCGGTGCGTTTTATTATTTTGATAATTGCGGCTTTAAGATTGCGACCACTCTTGCAAGCGCACAAGCGGTTCAATTGAATGTCGCCAATGCTGCCGGTGCCATGACATGGAACAATTGCACGGTGAGCTTTGGAGCCGTCCAGCAATTCATCGACGTTGGAGTCGTCAATTTTACTTGGCAGAATACCGGGCAAATATTGGCGAGCGGATCGTCGGTGCCGACAAATCTTTTCAATTGGTCCAGCACTAGTCGTTTTGGAATTATGACATTGGAGGCGCTCGATCTGAGCCAGCTCACTGGTGGTCTTGTCGGCAATGCGCAGTCCTCTGAGCAGAGCAATTTCGTAGTCAAGGATTGCAAGCTGAACGCTTCGATGTCGGCGCCCGCTCCCGCGGCCCTGGCGCAGGTCATTCAGATGGTCCGTTCCGACAGCGGAGCAACCGGTTACAAGTCCGCCCGCTATCAATATGAGGGCGCCGAGACGACCGAGACCGCGATCACGCGCGTCGGCGGCGCAAGCGATCCGACAGGGCAAGCGCAATCGCGCAAGATCGTCACCACCGCCAACTCGCAGTGGCTGCGGCCGTTCAAGGCCGAGCCCTATGCGATTTGGAACCCGACGACCGGTGCCAACGTCACGGTGACGGTGTGCGGGACGGTCAACGCGGGGGCACTGCCCAACAACGACGACATCTGGCTGGAGGTCGAGTATTTGGGGTCGTCTGGAAGTCCGCTGGGGACGATCGTCACCACGACCAAGGCCAATCTGCTGACGGCGAACGCTGCGATCGCGTCGGATGGCTCGACCTGGAACGGCGGCGGCTCGGGCGCAGGTTGGTCCCCCTTCAAGCTCACCGCCACGCTGTCCTCACCGCAGCCCGGCATGGCCGGCTACCTGCACGCGCGGGTGCGCGCCGCGAAGCCGTCGACGACCTATTACATAGACCCGAAGATCATCTTGACATAACGGAGAAAAGCCTATGACCGAGGAACGCGCCGAGGCGCGCGAATCCAGTGACGCGTCTGTCATCCGCGGCAGCGGCCTCGGCGAGCACGCCGACGCGCACGGCCGCTATGAGATCGAATGCCGCGGGGCCGCCGGCAAGCTTAAATGGCGCGAAGTGATCGACAACGTGGTGGCCACCGTTGGCAAGAACCTGGCGCTGGATTCGTTCCTCGCCGGGACAGCGTACACGGTGACCGGGCCATTCATGGGCCTGATCTCGTCGACCTCCTATACCGCGGTCGCCGCAACCGACACGATGGCTTCGCATTCGGGATGGCTCGAGGCCGGCGGCACCAATGCACCAGCCTATTCCGGCAACCGCAAGACCGCAGTTTGGTCCGCAGCGACGGCGGGATCGAAGGCGCTGTCGGCGGCGCTGTCGTTCGCCATCACCAGCACCGGGACCGTCAAGGGGGCGTTCCTGTGCTTCGGCACCGGCGCGGTCGCCACCAAGGACGACGCCAACGGCACGCTGTGGTCGGCCGGCACATTCTCGACCGGCGACAAGGCGGTGGTGAACGGGGATACGCTGAATATCAACTACTCAACGAGCCTGTAAGGATCAGGAGCCGAACAATGTCGATACTCATTTCGTTCCTGTATCTGCTGTTATATATAGCCATCGTCATCTTCGTGGCGTTCGCGATTCGGTGGTTGATCGTCAGCTTCATGGGCTGGTCGATTGACGCAAATATCGAGAAGTGGGGCCGCGTCATCGTCGGTCTGCTGTGCCTCATCGCGATCGTGGTCTGGCTTGCTGGTGTATTGGGTATGGGTCCGGGGCTGCCGCATCCCGTCTACGGGAGATACTGATGCGCGGCTGGATCATCGCCATCGGCTTCGCGCTGATCCTCGTGGCCGGGATCTGGGTCGTGCATACGCTCGAGGCGATGTACCCATGATGACCTCGGTCAGGTCGTGGTTCGCAGATAACCAGGCGCTGGTCTACTTCCTGGTGGCGCAGGGCGTTGCCATCGGAGCTGCGGTCTTGAGCATTACAGCCTACATGGTCGAGCTAGAGGCGCGCGTGACCACGCTCGAAGTGCGCGGCTCGCCGCATCTCGCTGAGATCAACAATCGCTTGACGGTGACCGAGAAAGAAACGCAGGCCAATAAACAGCGATTGGAACGGATCGTTGACGTGATGACTAAGAGGCTAAACATAAACCCATGAATGAAAATCTCACATTGACCCAGGCCGGCGCGAACCTCATCAAGCATTTCGAGAGCTGTTTGAAGGAGGATGGCGACCGGTTTCGTCCTTACCGGTGTCCGGCCAACGTGCTGACGATTGGCTGGGGCCACACCAATCACCACGGCGAGAAATTTGACGAATCTTCGCGATGGACGCAGGCGATGTGCGACGACGCTTTCCTCGATGACATGGATGGGTTCGAGGACGCGGTTCGCAGGCTAGTCAAGGTCGAGCTGGAGCCGTGGCAGTTTGATGCGCTCGTGTCATTCACCTACAACTGCGGCGAAGGCAATCTGCAGAAGTCCACGCTGCTGAAGAAGATCAATGCCGGGGATTTCGAAGGCGCTGCAGATGAGTTTAAGCGTTGGAATAAAGCCAACGGCAAGGTCTTGGCTGGCTTGGTGCGGCGGCGGGCCAGCGAAGCCTTGGTGTTTCAGAACATCACCGATGAGGACTACGACGGTAAGCCGGACAAGGTCATTCGGCCGATACCGGAACCGATGCCGCAGGAGGTCGACAGTCCCGATGACTAGGCGGTAAGGTGAAGGCGTTACCCCCCATGACTTGGCCCCGCCGCAAGCGGGGCTTTTTTTATTTCTTCGGCGGGCAGTTGTTCAGCAGCCCTTTCCGTATGGCGATGGCGACGGCGTTGGCGCGGTTGGCGGCACCGAGATGGGTCTTGATGCGCTCGATATGATCGAGGACCGTGGTCGTTGACACGCCGAGCTCGCGGGCGATGGTCTTTGCCGTTTTGCCGTCCGCGATGAGGCGCAAGACGTGCCGTTGGCGCTCGGTCAGCGTCATCGACGGAGGGCGCGCGCGCTTTGGTCTATGGGGCATTGCAACCCCACCGTACCGTTGAAACATTTGGGTATACGCCCCTAAGAAATTATGGGTCAAATTAACGTGAAAATCGCGCAAAGGAA